AAGAATCGAGGGAACGAAAAAAATCACCAGCGTAGGCGGATATGTCGTAGAAGCCGATTCGAACGGCTTCCTCTTTTGCAGTAATGACAGGGGGATGCTGTTTTGCCCGGATGCACAGGGAAAGATATACGTAAGTTACGTTTTTGGCCCTGATTATTACCACAAAATGACGGGCGCGCTGATGGCTGAAAGCGGAGAGCCCGCAGCCGTGGCGCGGGGAGTGCTGACGGCCTTGCAGATGGATACCGCGCAGCTTCTTGCGGGGCAGGTCTACATGACGGACAAGAGCCTTGCCACAAACTTCGGCATCGGCATAGATACAGAGTATAGCAAGACGTGGGCGCAGCCTGTGACGGAGATCCCAACCGCTACGCCTGTGCCTATCATCCCCGTGGCGGGCGTGCCGGAAACTGGTGTTGCGGACGACCTTTTTATGATCGGCCTGATTGTATTATTGGGCGGGTTGATAATTTACGATAGAAAGCGAGGTGGCAAGATATGAGCGAACTGGCAAAGGTTATCGACACGGGCCTTGTTTGGCCCAAGGGACGCACGAAGCGCACGAGCACAGACCACATTCAAATCCATCACACCGTAGGCTTCTACGGCACACCCGCCCGCTGGCGCTCCTTACACGAGAACAAGATCGACGACGGCAACAAGGGCGTAGGGTATAGCTACCTTGTGCTGCAAGACGGCTCTATCTATCTGGGCCGTGGGCATGAGTACGCGCACGGCGGCGTGAAGGATAGCAAGACAAACAACGCCAACCAGCGCAGCATAGCGATCGCCCTTGACGGTGACATGCGGGAATCCGGCCTGCCGACAAAGCCGCAGCTCAACGCAGCCTTGCGCCTCTGCCGCGAGCTTCTGACGCTCTACGAGCTGGGAACCGGCGCTGTGCTTGGGCATAATGAGATCCCGGTATATAGCGGCGGCAAGCCGACCGGCGGCACATATGCCACGCTCTGCCCCTGCATCGACATGGATGAATTTCGCGCCATGCTGCGCGGGGAGACAAGCTCCACCGTAGAGCCGCCCGACGATGACGAGCTCACGGAGGATGTGGCGGACTTCCCGGCTTTGTATGCATATGGCGGCGCGTCCTACGTCAACCTGCGCGCAGGAGCGTCCACAGGGTATCAGTCTATTGGCCGCGTATCCAAGGGCGAAAAGGTGATCGCGCTGGGCATATCCACTGACGGCTGGGCCGAAGTAATCAAGCATGAAGCCGTGCCGATGCTTCGCGGCTGGTGTACGGCGAAATATCTGCGGGAGGTGTAGCCATGGACGACCTGCTGCGTACCGTTGTCATCGTGAAGGAATGCGACACGGAAGGGGTGAGCGCCGATGGAGCTTCTTAATTCCCCGCTCGTAGTCTTTGCCGTTGGCCTTCTCCCGACGCTAACCACGGGAACCGTGCTTTTCTACTGGCAGCGCCGCCAAAAGAAGCATGATGAGGCTGTGAACGCACGGGCGGAGGCGCGCAAGCGGGAATCCCTGCTTTCGCTTGACTTGCAAATTGCAAACGCGAAGCTGTCCTATGCTGTGGCGCGCGCTGTACAGCGTGGGGAGCCAAACGGCGAGATCGAGGAGGGGATAGAAGCATACGTCCACGCAAAGGAACAGTGGGAAACCTTCGCCCGCGAGCAAATGACAGAGCGCATTTTTGAAAACCGAGATTAAAAAGCAAAGGAGAAATGTAAAATGAAAGCTAATTCCAAAACATGGTTCAAGGCGGCGGGTGTCCGCGCGCTGAAAACACTGGCCCAAACGGCAGTAGCCACCATTGGCACATCCATGTATCTTGCCGAGGTGGATTGGGTGCTCGTAGCGTCCGCGTCGGCGCTGGCCGCTATCCTGTCCCTGCTTACATCCGTTGCGGGCCTGCCGGAGCTCGAAACGACCGTTGCCGAGACGGATTAACTTGCCGGGGATTGGCCGCGCTTGTAGTCAATCCCCGAAAACCCTTGGCATACGGACATTTTTTAACTTGCCTGCAACTTGCCGTTTAACTACAACTAACTACAACTCACTAAGGATTGACTATGGATAGTGATGGATTCAGACTTGCTGAAATCGTAGCGGAGATGGCCGCAGAGCAGCATGCACAGGCTGTACAGGGCATGGCGGATGCGTACCATGTGGACAAGGCCAAGGTCAAAGCATTCCTTAACCTGCCGTCACAGCCCCTAAAGGAATTTATCGTGCAGCAGGCCAATCTTACGCCCGAGGAAGCTCGCATAGCCATAATGTGCATCAAGGATGGCGCGACACAGGCAGAGGCGGCAGAAGGCTTGTATACGAGCGACAAGACCATCTCGCGCACATACAAAGCGGCCATGCAGAAGCTGATAGCTTACTGCCAATACATGAGCGATATGCTCAAAACAATATTTATGCCGGGGGCTTAACCCCGGCTTTTTTCATTTTTTGGAGGGTTTCGCCCTCTCTTTTTTGTCCGTTTTTTGGCCGTTCCGTGGCATGGTGCATCTTGCCTTTTCGTTCTATGCTGATCGTGGATGGTGCGCACCTTCTAATATTTTGAGGAGGAAACCATAATGGATTTTGCAACAAACGCAAAGGCGAATGCGGGCCTCACGACAGGCATCATCGGCACGGCGGGCTTCGGCCTGCAGCTGCTGAACAATCTGCTTGGAGGCGGCTGCAGCAATGGCGAGAATACGCCCGTCACCCGGTATGAGCTGGCCATGGCACAGGAAAGCGCGGCCAAGGACGCGAAGATCAGCCTGCTTGAATCGAACATCTACAACGACAGCAAGATGCTCGAACTGTACAAGTATGTTGACGGCAAGTTCGACGGCGTAAACGCCACGCTCTCCCAGCAGGCCGTCGTCAATGCACAGGTGGCCGCGAATCTGTCCTGTATGCAGGGTGCGATCAACACCTTGCAGGCGCTCACCAAGACCGTCGTGCCTATCGACAGCATATGCCCGGCCCCCATGCCGCAGTACAATAGTTGGACGGCCCCCACGGCGGGCTAAAAGCGCACGGGCGCGGCACCCCCGCGCCCTATGCCATTTTAAGGTGAAAGCAACATGGTACACATTGACCAGATTAAAATCGGCCTTGGCAGGTTCATGGAAACCGAGATCGTGTCCAAAATTCCCGGATGGAAACGTTGGGTATTTGGCACAGGCGCGGCGATAATCCTTGAACGGCTAGGGGAAATGCTCGACCAGTACAAGGCGCATCCCGTCATATCGGCGCTGGGTATCGTGGATGGCGATATGGTCGATCTCGGCACCGTATACAAGCATCTGCGGACACAGGCGGCAGGCGGCAGCGCGCAGATCGACATACCCATGATAGGGACTATGACCATCAGCGCAGCGGATATAGAAAAACTTTACAAAATGATATTGGAGGTGGAAAAGCAATGATGATGCGGAAGATCGAAGAGCTCTTCGATAATATCAACGAAGAATATGAAGACGCGGGGAAGTATGCCGATCTGGCGGTGGCCCACAAGGCAAGCTGCCCGGAGGTTGCCTCTGTGTATGCGCAGCTCTCGCAACAGGAGCTTGCCCATGCGGAGGTCCTGCACGCGCAGCTCAAGCGGATTGTCGGAGCCATGGAGCCGCAGCACGAGGGCGTGATTTGGTATCACGAGCACGAGGCGGCGCGCTGGCACGACCACGCGGCAAAGATCAGAATGAAGCATGAAGTATATGCGCGGCATGCGTAAACCCGTTTTGAAAACGGGAAAGGACATAAGAAAAACCGCCAAACACAGCGGTTTTCCTGCCTGAGTTGCAACAGGGCTTGCAAGGCGTTAAAAAATTTCGGCATCGACCGCCCGGAAGTGCATGTGGAGCTTGCAAAGGCGTGGCTGGACGACAAGGATGCGGCTCCGAATAAGGCTGCCGTTTACCACGAGTACATCGTGAAGCATTAAGAAAAAGTGCGGTAAAAAGTGCGGTATAAACCGCGCTACAACATGTAAAAAAGCTAGGTTTTACCTAGCTTTTTCGGTGGAGCGGGTAATGGGACTCGAACCTACTGAAATTAAGGCTTGAAAATTTATGATTTCTAAAAAATAGGCCATTTATCTAGCTTTTTTCTATATAAGATTTTGAGCTTTTAAAGCAAGTTTAGCGCTTTGAAATTCAAAGTGCGGTAAAAGTGCGGTATATATCATACAAAAAGTGCGGTATTATTCGACTTTGGTCTTGCTCAAAATCCGATCAAACGCGCTCGTTACAAACGTTGCGGCAAGTTCTCTATCCCCTTCCATTTCATGCGCGTATATGCCCTCCGTGTCCATGCTTGCGCTGTGTCCTACGATAATTTTTTTCAAGCCCTCCGGCATATCCTTCAGAATGGAAACAAAGGTATGGCGAAGCTCATATAAAGTTACCCGCTTTATGCCGTTGTGCTCGCAATACCTGTACCAGTTATTGCGCAGGCAGTTGTGATTGACGTATCCCCCGTCCTCTGCCGGGAAAAGAAGCGGAGATATGACGCCCTCTTTTTTGAGCATGGCAAGCTGCCCCTCCACCGCCTCCATCCCGTACCGGGACAGCTTGATCTTCCGCCGCGCGTTATCGTTCTTGCCTTTGGTCACTTCTTGCAGGCTGTTGAAGGATTCCGCGATCTCAAGCTCGCCGCCCCGGATGGACGACCGCTTTACAGCGAGCAGCTCGCCGGGCCGCAGCCCCTCCGCAACCAGCAGGCGATAGGCGTATATGTACCTGTCTTGCATTTCCCGACGCATCCATACCGTTCGGTCGCTCGAAAACACTACAGCCACCTCTGCGGGCGTAAGAATGCGCTTTTTCTTCTTCTCTGCGCCGCGCGGGATTTCCAAGTCCTCAGGCCGCAGCTTCGTATAGCTGGACTTTCTGCAGAATTTCATAAAGTTACTTATGTCCCCGCGGATGTTCCGCAGAGACTTCGCGGACAGGCCGCCTTTTTTATATGCACGATCGATCACGTTTTGCAAATGCTGCTCTGTAAGCGCCGATACTTTGATATGCCCGATTTGCGGTATGAGCCATTTATTCATGCGGTTTATGGCGGGCTTCCAGTTGGCTGTGCTGGTGCGCAGTTTTATGCTTTCCTCCCATTCCGCGTATGCATCGATAACAGTCAGCCTTAACCTGTCTTCTTCATCCTTGTCGACTTCCAGCCATTCGTCCGCCTTTCGGTTCGCCTCCCGCTGCCCGGCCCGTCCGGGCGTGGAACTGTAAAAGCTGCGGCGCACCTTGTTCCTTTGCACATCGATGCGCCACACTTTCTTTTCCTCTATCCACTTTGCCGTATTTGTGCGTTTCATGCTTCCTCCACGCCAGTTTACCCCCGCAGCATTTCAATAATGCTGCTCACGACCCCGAAATCGGGATGCATAGCGTCATACACCAGATACGCCACGAAGAGCACGGACGGAACGGCGAGGAACGCGATCAACCGCCTATACCCCTTGATGATCTTTCGGTGCTCCGCAAGCTGCTCGTCCTGTTTGGCTATGCGGCTGTCCCGCGCTTTTATATCTTCCTTCACGAAATCTATTTTGCGCTGGGCCTCCTCGCGCACCGTCCGCAGCTCCGCTGCGTAGCTTTCATGCACACTGCCAAGCTGCCGCCGCAGGCGCTCGATCTCCGCGTCCTTGTCTTCCAGCATCCTCTTTGCGCTGCCCTCGTCGATCTGTGCGCCCTCCGGATCATGGCAAGGGTATTGCCCCCATGTGCCGCCAACCAGAGTTTTGAGGATGGGGGCCATGGTGGATATCCGCACATCCCCGCCATGCCCGGACAATATCCTGTCAATCGTTCCCTTCGGTATGCCGCTTTCCTCGGCTATCTGGGCGTTTGTCTTGCCTATGTCGTTCTTTCGCTTCTGCGCCCATTCTATACGGCGCTCGTTCGTCATTGCAAGGAAGTTTGGCCCATCGCAAGATACGCCTAAATTTGGACAAAACAAGCATTTGTCATAGGGTTTTTGTTGCATTGCATTCAGCCTTCGCAAATATGAAGCGGGCGTTTGCGCTTTGCGAAGCAAAAATTCATCCTTGCGTTCGCCTTCGCGAATCTGCGTGTTGCGCGCTTCAAGGGGGATATGATAGGCTGAACCCGTCGGAAAACCGACCCGCCAGCCCTGGACTGGTGGATGTCGGAGGGGGATGCTTGGCGGCTGGCCCCCTCCGACAAAAATCAAAATAAGGAGAAAAAACTATGGAATCGGATGCATTCACGCTGGAAAAACTACATCAATACTTTTTCCGCCTCACGCCCCAAAGCCAGATGAAAGTTGTCTCTTACATGTTACTACGGTACGAAGAAGAGCGTCAAGCCCTCAAGAGGGAATTGGAGGGAATGTAATAATGAAACGGCGGGATTGGATGATAGAAGCGATAAGGGACATGCTGCCGGATTTGAGCGACAAGACCGTCGAGATTCTGTACTGCATGGCAAGGGATATGAAATAAGGGCGCAAGGCCCTTATTCTTTTTTGCGTTCATTCTTCTCTGTTCACTTCCGCCGCAAGCTGCCGCAGCATCTTTTCCACCATCTCCCATTGCTCTTGATCCAAAACGGCAAGCGCGGCCACAAAGCGCGTCTTGAAATTGTCACTCCCCTTTAATATATCCTGGAAGAACTCCCGCAGCTCCTGTTCGCGGGTTTTCTTCACGAGCATTTCCCCCTCCCCGGTGCGCAGCCATTCCTCGTTTACGCCGAACTTGTCGCAAATGTCGAATATCGTGCGGTCGCTGGGGGCGATTCTTCCCATTTCATATGTAGCAATAGTGTTTTGCTTGAGGCCCAACTTGTCAGCAAATTCTTTCTGGGTTTCTTCCCGCTCTTTCCTTACTTGCTTTATGCGAGCGCCGATAGTCATTTTTTAAGCACCTCCGTATTTGGTACCCCTATTATAAACTATCCACTCATATTACGTCAATAAAAAATATCAAGAAATCAATAAAAAGGCATTGACAAATATCATTAAACGATGTATTATAATCGTGTAATCAATAATCAACCACCACACGACAGGCCACAGGCCGGGGAGGAGAAGGAGAAGGAGAAATGAGCAACAAGGAAAAAGCCAATAAGCAGATCAAGGTTGAGTGGTGCGAAAACTTCATAAAGGCACAATTTACAAAACATCATGCATTTCCCGGCCCAGATGCCGGAATTGAAGTTGGCCTCTTCTGGAATCTGGCGGAAGCTGCAGGGCTGTGGGAGCGAGACAGCTATGGAACACCAATGAGCGACGCCTTAGAAAGACTCACAAAAGTTGAAATCGTCCGGGATGACAACGGCAGATATGCCTACAGCGTGTTCAAATTGGCTTAAGGCAAATGCCCGCCCCGGAGGTTACGAGGGCAGAGCAGCCGCCGGGACGGGCGATTCCCGGCACATCACAAAAGGAGGCACACCATGGAAGAGAAGCAGAGAGAGACGGGAAGAAGTATCGCGGAGGTCGTAAGCGAGCTTCCGCCGGAAGCCCAGCAGAGCGCGCTTTCGTATCTGGAAGGCATGGCGGCGGTTGTCGCCATGCAGAAGGCAAAGGAAGAAGCATGACACGGGACAGACTGGGGAGCAGAACGGAACGTGAACAGACAACAATACGCCTCCCATCTGAGTTGAAAGAAGCCTTGCAGCGGGAAGCGCAGGAGAAGGGGATGAGCTTCAATGATTATGTGCTATCGCTCATTCACAAGGCGCGGGGGGTACTTTAATCGGGCCGTGTTGTGATTCATAGGCGGAAACATAAGCCATTAGCGCATGTTCGATCTGCATGTTCACAGAACGGCGTTCAACAAAGGCCAGATAGCGGACTTTTTCGTATAACTCATCTGGCAAGCGCAACATGGTAGGCCTTTTATTGGTTGCCACAAGATTGCCTCCCTCGGTTTCAAAGTGATTTCATTATGAACATTTTGCTAGGAATAGTCAAGATTGCATATTGACATCACTGAAAAACTATGATATCATCCGATTAGTTTCAGTGATATCACTTTGAAAGGAGCGGCTATGGAATCAATCATGACCGTCAGAGCACCGGAAGAGCTACAGGAATTGCTTGCAAAAGCATCCAAAACGCTCGGCATGACACGAAACGCACTCATCCTTCAAATACTGTGGGATTGGGCAAAAGAACAGAAGGAGGAAGTATGACACAGCAGCAGACAGCCGCGAAACTGCGGCACGAGATCGAAGTGCGGCAGCGCAAACTTGAGTTGCTCGAATCCGGCGC